TTGGAAACGGATTCCAGGACGCTCGAGTGGTGCGAAAAATTGGTGTCGGAAAACGATGCTTGGAAAATATCACTACAAACCCACAAGTTGAAAAACTGGAGGTAAAAATGGACAACTGCTCCAAAAGTCCACATGCTGAAAATGCCGTTCGAGAGCTTCTACGATCGATCGGTGAAGATCCAAACCGAGAAGGTCTGCTGGATACTCCGAAGCGATACGCAAAGGCGCTGATGGAAATGACTGTCGGGTATGAGATGGATCCTGGCAAAATTCTTGAGCGTGTTTTTTCTGAGGACTGCGATCAGGTCGTGGTGTTGAAGGGTATCCAATTCACTTCGATGTGTGAGCATCATTTGTTGCCATTCGTGGGAGTGGCTGATGTGGCGTACCTTCCTGGTGATCAGCGCGGTGTGGTCGGATTGTCGAAGCTGGCAAGGCTGGTGGAATGTTTCGCTAGGCGATTACAGATACAGGAGCGTATGACCAGACAGATCGCGGATGCTTTGGTCGAGCACCTCGAACCAAGGGGCGTTGCTGTAATCTTGAAGGCTAAACATTCGTGTATGAGTTGCCGAGGGGTGTTGCAGCACGACAGCGAAATGATCACCTCGAGTATGCTTGGCATGTTTCGTGACAATGCAGAGGCGAGAGCAGAACTACTGCTGTTGCTGAAATAATGAGCCGCCGTAAGAGCGGTGCGGAACGTCGAGCGATCCGCAACAGAAACAAAAGAGCTAGGTCAGGGGCGACCGTTGGTGAAGGTTGTCCCGGTCTGCCTCGCGTTGGAGACGGAACGGCAAACGCGGTCGAATCCGTGTCGGCCGATCCAGCGTTGCTTCACCAAGGCGACGCGCCCAACGAGTTGCAACAATCCGATGTGCAGTCTCCGTGGTGGCGAGAACTGAGTCCAGAAAACATCGCGAAAGCAAACGCGATGGGGATGGGGGGTGCTGCAAAGTCGATGATGGAGCGCCGGCTTGAACTCAGGGCGGTGTCCGAGAACTGGCCGATCAGTCGAGAGGTTCGAGAGCGTATCGTTTACGAGTCGTTGATGGTGATGCTAGACCCGAAAGCAGATCCAAGGTTAAAACAGCGTGAACGGTGGATGCTTCATAAAATGTTTGAGGCAAACAATAAGCCGAAGGATCTTCCAGTTCAGATTCAAGGGACAACGACGATCACGGTCAATCAAGTCCTTGCGTTGATGGATGATGGAATCGGACAGCAAGACCTAGATTTCCGCGAACACAAAGTCCTCCCAGGTGCAGTCGATGATTATGCCTGACGAGGCTCGCAGTGCGGTCGAGGACGCTCGAGCAATGCGTTCACCGCTATTGATGGCTGAATTCAGAAACCTGCTGTCCGATTCAAACCTGGATTGCCTGATCGTGAAGTGTCCGGTCAGGCATGGGAAGTCGCAGTATCTTGCGAGGTGGGCACCAGCGTGGTACTTGCTGCGAAATCCATACTCTCGGGTGATGATTTGTACCAACACCTCAACGCTAGCGTCATCGCACTCGCGGTGGGTGCGGGACAAGGTTCACGAGCTTTCACCGATGATGGGGTTGGCCGGTGTCGATCCCAAACATTCATCCGTTCGGCATTGGCAGTTGGAGGCCAAGCGTGGCGAGTGTCTGGCTGCTGGCGTGGGTTCCTCGATCGTTGGTTTTGGTGCGAATCTGCTTATCATTGACGACTACCTCAAGGATGCAAAATCGGCGTACTCGCAAAAGATCCGAGACGACCAGTGGGACTGGTTCGTATCGACGAGTTCGACGCGGCTGGAGCCGGGTGGAAAGGTTGTCCTGCTGTGTACTCAGTGGCACGAGGATGATCTGATCGGTCGGATCGAAAAGCGAAAAGGGGAGCTAGAGATCCGCGTTCGGTCGGTGACGTTGCAGGCTTTGAGGGAAGGGAACGAAGTTCGTGACCCGTTGAATCGGTCGGAGGGCGAGGCATTGTGGCCGGAACGGTGGCCTGCTGAGGTGATGGAGCGTCGGAAGCGGCAGGCTGGTCATTGGTGGCATTCGATCTACCAGGGGTGTCCCAAGGGTTCCTCGATGTCGAATTGGCCGGAAGCGTACTTCACAAACATTTGGGCTGAGGATGCAGAGTTCCCTGATCCAAGGGAGTGCTACTTGTCGGCTGCATTCTTGGATCCATCGAAGGGAAAGAACGCTCGCAAGGGCGACTACCAAGCGATGATCTGGATCGGGTATCGAAACGGTCTGTTTTGGGTGGATTCTCAGATCGACCGGATGCCGATTCCGAAAATGGTTCGATCCTATGTGGAGTGGAATCGAGAGAGAAAGACTGCTTTCGTTGGGCTGGAGGCTAATGCGTGGCAGGATCTCTTGGCAGACGATTACTGGCAGGTTTGCCAGGATATCGGGTACAACGCGGACGTGCCGTTCCTGGTCAACCAGACCGTAAACAAGGCAGTGAGGATCGAGAGGCTCGGCAAGTGGTTCGATCAGCGGTTGATTCGGTTCCGTAGGTCAGCATCCAACGAGTTGCTGCTGGATCAGCTAAAGCAGTTTCCCTACGGTCAGCACGACGACGGTCCTGATGCTTTGGAGGGTGCGATCGCGCTTCTGTGCCGATCGGTGGATGCTTTGCATGGTTTGCACGAAATTACAGAAACACCTGTTGGAATTTGAGTCCCGTGGCGTTGTAAGGGAGTAGGTAAATTCCTTTCAACCAGTGAGGTGTTCTGTGTCTGAGATTGTTCAAGTGGTTCCGATGCCGGTGTCGGATGGATGCATTGAGGCGATGAAAGATTTGTTCAGCAGTCTGTCGGCTGAGACTTCCGATGGCTACAAGGAGGTCAAAAAAGCGATCCAGGTCTGCGTCAAGACGCGAACGGCGATCGACGGGAAGCGGCAGGAGTTAAACGAGGAGGCTTTGCGTTGGCAGCGTACCGTAAACGCTGAGGCTAAGCGTCTGACTGCCTTGGTCGAGGAGATCGAGAATCCTCTGCGATCCAAGAAACAGGCGGTCGATGACGAGGCTGCAAAACGCAAACAGGAGCTTGAGGAAAAGCATCGGGCGTTCGTGCAGGGTCGGCTAGACGAGTATGTGAGACGTACCGGAAAGTCCTGTCACTATGATATTGCGGAAGCGATGCAAGATGGCGAGTGGGCAGCGTTCGTCGCGGACGCTGAGGAAGAAGCAAAGGAGATTGCTGCGGCTGAGGCTGAACGCAAGCTAGCGGACGAGCGAGAGCGACGAAAGCTAGCGGAAGCGGTAGAGCGTGAGCGTGCCGAGAATCAGCGTTTGCAGGCCGAGCTTGACGCGATGCGCAAGGAGAAAGCCGACCGCGAACGTTCCGAGCGTGAACGGTCGGAAGCGATCGAGCGAGAGCGTATTGCCGAGGAGCATCGCAAGCAAGCCAAGCAGACTAAGGCTGAACGAAATGCTGCTTTGTCCGTTATTGCAAGGCAGCGTAATTCCTATGAGTTGTGTTTCGATGATGCGCTGGTGGCTCTTGGGAAGATCGATCGAGTAGCGTACAGAACAGTGATCGGTTCGTATCTCGACAGTGCGATCCAGGCTGTGTGCGATGCTCAGGACAAGCTGACAGAATTCAAGAGAGGGTGAAATGGAACCGTGGGCATTGTTGACGCTGCTTTTCTGTGGCGTTGTAGTTCTAGCGTTTACTTGAGGTGATTTATGGCTTGGGAATACTTCGACGTTAATGGTTCGTTCTGGTCAACTTCGACCGCAAAATTAAAGCTCGACGCGGCGATTGGATACATCAATCGCGATACCGAGGTCGTATCGACAACGACTGGCAAGCGTGGTCCAGCAGGCGAGATCAAGGGGTTGGTTTTTCCAGAGAGTCCACCACTGATCGAACCGATAGCACCACCGATCGAGCAGGTTCGACCGGAGGCTGGATTCAAGTTCGAGCCTCGGAAGGTGAAAAAAAGCAATCCTGGTTTTTTTGACGTTGGGTTCCGAGATGCGATCACGCCGACTTTGGTTTCGCTTCTGTGGTCGCTTTGGCTGTGGGTCGCAGGTGTGGTTCTGCTGACTGGACTGGCTTGGTGGTCGTACTCGGTTTGGTCGCTTGCTAAGCCGGTCGAGTTCCGGATTTCGGGGATATTCTTCGGGTCCTGCTCGATGGTGTTCTTGGCGGTGTTCTCGACGATGATCGTTCGGATTGTTTTGGAGGGCTGTGTGGTATTATTCCGCATAGCGGACTACCTCAAGGAAATCTCGGAACGATAGGTGCAAAATGGACCGTCAAAAGATCCGGCAGAAAATCTCGGAAGTGGCGATGATCGATGAGTGCGAGCTATCCAGGGCTGACCTGGATAGGCTGGAGGAGGTTTTTCAGCGAGGGTACGACACGGCGATGCCGGTGTGGGCCTTCGAAATGCTCGGCACCGAGACGCTGGACCAGCGGATCTACAAGCTAGGGCACATGACGCGGCTGGCAT